GGTTCGACTCCGGGACGCGCCTCCAGTTACACCCAGCCCGGGTGGTGAAATCGGTAGACACAAGGGATTTAAAATCCCTCGGCTGTAAGGCTGTGCGGGTTCAAGTCCCGCCCCGGGCACCATATCGAATTACCAATAAAATCAATGATAAGCAGTGTCGTATGACCGCCCCTCAGAGGCGGTTTTTTTGTGCCTGAATTCAGCATCCTAATATCCATTCCTAATATTATTTCTCTTTCACCTGTCCGCCAACTACGGGAACCACCACTATTTTTCTGTCATAAGTAGCAGTCTGCTCCACGTTTCTATGCCCCGTAATGGCTCTCTTCTCGTACAAATCCCCCTCCAGATCAGACACACCCTTTGCCTTCAAATCATGAAAAGTGAAATCAAAAAGTAGTTCTGGAAATTTGAGCTTTGCCGCTTCACGTGCTGCACTCCAGCGGCTATTAAACCCGTCTCGGGTGTAGCCAGAACCATTAGGCTGGTGGATGATGAAAATACTGCTCATCCCTGGTTTGAGCGGCAATTCGGCAGCCATTTTGATTGCTGCTGCAAACCGTGGCGACCACGCCTTGATCTGAGCAACACTGGTTTTACTCTGTTTGATCAGTATGCCCTCATCCATGATCTGGCTCTTTTTCATTGCGAGAATATCACCCTGACGCGAGCAGGTGAGGTAGGCTAATTCCATAGCGATCTTCACCACATCAGGCGCGCATGAATAGAGAGCTTGGTACTCCGCATCGGTCACATACCGATCCCTGGACACCTCCTTGAACTTCTTAACCCCTTTCGTTGGGTTACCCTTAACCATGCCACGCTCATAGCCCCAGCGGTACATGCGGGACATAAACGCTTTTTCCCTGTTGGCCTGCACCCGGCTTTTTAATCCGCGTTTGTCCATGTACTTTCTGACGTGCTCAGGCCGGATTGCATCAGAGGGCATGGCACCAAAAACAGCTAAAACATTTTTTGAATATTTCAGGTAGTCCCGTTGTGTTTCGCGTGCCAGTTCGAAAAAATCAGCCGATTTGAAAAAGCGGTCAGCCAGTGACGCCAGCAGCCTGTCATCAGGTATCTCATTTATCAACGCCTCATATGCAGCCCATACTGAGGACTGAGCTGCATCCAGCGCGCATAGGCGGATAGCGCCGCCGTTTTTTGGATGGAACTCATAGGCTGATCTCCCGCGATAAACGCGTGGAGGCATCCAGGCATCTGCAGCGTTTTTGCGGACGCGCGCCATTAATCCAGTGCTCCAAAGTTGGGTTCAGGAAAGCTGGCTTCAGGGGCTTTCCGTGACGATATTGGATCATTGAAATGCTGCCATGTTGTTCTCGGACGACCATCACGGCGAACCACGAAAAATATACCCGCCTGTTTCAGGCACTGGCATTGTTTTGAGGGGATTTTATAGCCGGTTATTTTTTCGATATCGGCATCAGAAATTATCACGTTATCAATATCAGACATCTCTTTCTCTCCACACATCCCCGCTGCAACAGGTCTGCTGAGCCGTGACATATCACGGCGTATCATTATTTAATTTCAGTTTCTGCCATCCGCTGGTGGTCCAGCATGCGGCTTCACCCTTGCAAGGGCATGACTGCACCGGTAGTTGATCGCCACACTTCCCGCATTTCTGCTTGGCCAGCGCCTCCAGTTGCTGTGTCAGCTCAGCGGCATCTTTGCGTATCAATAGCGTGATGTACTCGTTGAACTCATACGGTTCACGACCGGGGCGGCGTGCGACGCAGTTCTGCGCCAGCATCACTAGTTCCTGACTATCCAGCGCCAGTTCCAACTTTTTAGCACCAGCAGCGGCCTGTCTGGCACGCTGCGCTGCTTTGCGTTCGGCGGGGGATTTAGGCACTGATCACCCCCTCAATGCTACGACTGTTCCGGGATCTGCGCCCACGTTCTCGCAAAGCCCGTCGGTTCCTAGCCGCGCCTCGTTGACCATCGCGTTAAATTCGTGTTCGGTATGGTCATGATCCTGCCAGACGACAGCGGCATCCTGTGGCATTTTGCGCAGCTGGTTGATCAGCTGCTTCACGGTAGTTTTCTGTCTCGGCATCAATCCACCTCCACGCACTTAAACTCAACTACCCACACCCACGGGTTAGCCTGCCAACTTTCAGCACCGTAGATTTCACTCCAAAGCCCGCGGAACCATGTGCGCGCCTGATGTTCATCTTCAGGGTTGTGCGGTAATCGGGCAGGGCAACCTTCATTGTGTGCGTCATCGTCAGACAATGCGGTTAACCGCTCAACCCGAACGCCGGTAATCTCCAGCGTTATGCGGGAAGCCCAGCGCGGCATGTGGATGGAAGGCTTCCAACATGATCGGCCATCAACGCAGCCATCATCGTCACCCCACGTAAAACCGCCGTCAGCAGCGTAAATAGCGTGACCAGAGTAATAGCCCCTGCCGAACGGCTTCTCATACACCGCCTTTGCCGGACGGTCAGGAACGTAATCAATCATCAGACCATCATCATCAAATGCATGGCTAACGACAGACCACGTCTCACGCACCCATAGGCGATCACCTACTGCACCGAATGGGCAGGGCGTTGGCTGGCAACGCCATTCGCTTGAGGTGCGGCTATTAGATTCAATAACCCAGCCGCCAAATTCTTCGCTGGCTCTCAATCCTGAAAATTGCAGGTTCAAGCCCTTATTGAGTTCGCGCCACTTAATGATACGGCGCGTCTGGGTCTTTCTGCCGTCTAATATTGCGCGCACCATATCGGCGTTAAATATGATTGGGCGTTCACGCATAGTCATTCCCCCATACCGATTAATGCAGGACCAGCACTGCTGCCATCAACCCCGTGGAAAACTTTTGCATGCTTGCCTTCCTGATACCCCAGATATTTGGCATGAGAGGGCTTATCAGCATCCTTGCTATTACGAGTCTTGGCCTCGCCCATTCCCTCATTTTTAAGCTTCTCCGCGTAAGCGCTCATTTTGGCTTCCTGCTCTTCATCGATGACCATTTCTTTTACTGCGTGATAGGCACCAGAGGCCCACCCCTCACAAAATTGATCAGCCAGTACCGCCTTACGTTTCGGGGCAAGCCAACTTTCACAGTGCTCGTTGATGAAGTTTTTTCGGGCCTGCTTAATCTGGCGTGTCAGAACATCAAAGATGTATGCAGCAGCAACATCCCTGTTATCCAACCCGTAAAATTTTACGACGCGTTTATAACGGTAACCCGAAGTCGCCCTCCAGCTCACAAGGCCTTTCACGGCGAAAGCCTTTTCGATGGTTTGAATCAGAAAGATCATGTAGCGGGGCAGCTTCTCAGCATCACTCGGAGAGCTTTTGCTATCACTGGTGCTGATTTCAGAGAACGCGACCTCTGATTCACTCAGACCATGCTCCCGCATGAAAGCCTGAGCTTTTGACATGGCGCTGGCAGCTTCCGCAGGGCTGCTAGTGTTCTCAGCCAGGCGCATCAATTTTTGGATTTTGGAGAGGTACTTCTTTTTGGCGGCTGCGTCCATCACTCACCATCCTTAACGGCGCGGAGTTGGGCGGCGAATTTTACAGCCTCGCTACTTGCATGCTGGTGGAGTTGCTCGCCATAACAGCCAGGCGATTCAATACGATACTTTTCGGCAATCGCATCATGTAGCTCTGCAAACATCTCAACACCCTCAGCCCGCACTGAGTTGAGGTAGGCGTCGGTGGCTGGCTGGTTCAGCACCTGCATTGCGTCGTATAGCAATGACTGTGCTGGATTAAGTGAATTCTGTACGGCGTGATAACCCGCTGCACTGTATTGACCAATCAGGCGCTCGATGATTTCGCCCCGCGCCGCACCCTCAACTGCCAGGGAGTCACGCTCTGCTTTGAGGGCGGCCAGCTGCTTTCTTAGTCCATAGCCGCATTCATGCGAACCACTTTTCCCGGTGCGCCATGAGAAACCACAGTCGCAGTTATGAATTTCTCCAACTTGAGTTACGTTCATCTCGATCCCCTTAACCCATACATTCCATGTAAATCCCGCTCGCAATCAGTCGGGCGCGTCGTTTAGCCGCAGCTCGGTGGCGCTTAATAGCCTCTTCGGACCGGTCATTGCTCTGGTTAATGACCATCGGCGGCAGTGCCTGCGGAGCAATCCGGCGTGGACGTCTGATCAGCGTGTAGGTGCGGTCGATAGAATTGCCACCGAGACTGACCGGATTGGAGGCCTCAACCTGCAGCGTTTTGCCGCCATGCCGCATCGTATTAATGACTAGGCGATTGAACTCACGCAGGCTCATGCCAAACCGTTCCGCCAGCTCTCGGCCTGTCGCCGGGCCTTTTGATAATTGCCAGGCGAGTTTTTCGCTGAAACCGGCGTTCGGGCCGTTGCTGCGGCGATATTGGGCGAGTTTTTTCATAACTGCGCCTCCTGCTGAGCAAGACTGGAACCTGCCGGGGAGCGGGTAGGATATGGGTTGATGCGTGCGGTGCGTCTTAGGTTGAGCTGCGAAACCAGCCTCGGTGTGTAATCGCCAGGAGTGTTACAGATGAGGCGTGGTTGGGGGTATTCGTCGAAAATTTCAGTAATCAGGTCGTCGATGCCCTGGATCATAATCATTTCCTCGATTATGGCTGGTGGGCTACTGCAATAGCCCACTGCCGTTTCTCCACACTAAATAAATTTTTGTGAGAGGGCGCAAACTCAGAGGGCTGAGAGCGTCATTTCTCAAAGCAGTTTTGTGGCAAAACGGATGTTCGCATTTACGGACGAAATGGTCAATAGCCTTTGTTCGTTTTTACGGACGCGGGCGGGTGGGGCCATTTCTATGGCCATTTTTGAGTTGTCGATTGAAGGGGAGGGTTATGGCAGTTTTGTCTGAACTGATACGCCAGTAGCAACGATCTGGGAAAGCGATTCTAGCTCAATAGTTTTATAGCCAGAATTCACCGGAGCCAAGTAGGCGCTGGGGCCGTCAATCACTAGTTTTTTTATTACCGTTGAATTGCCAACGTTAGCCAAAACAATTTGACCTGATTTAGGTGGTTTATTGGGATCAAAAATAACGATGGCACCCTCTGGGATGAGGCCAGCCATTGAGTCATTATCCATTTCTACAGAGAACGCATGGGGGGATACGTCATCAGTAACGGTTGTCCATTCTGAAAATTCGTTCGTTTGGTTCATGAGATTTCTCCAGTCCCCCGCCTGCGACAGCGAGACTAGAGGGATTTTCTGAATTGGCCTTTGATCCATCTCAGTGCGGTTACCTCTTTGTGAGTAGCTCCCGCCGTTTATTAACCAAGTTTCAGTAACATTTAGAATTCTGGCTATTTTGGGAATTTGTGTTGCAGAAGGGTTATTGTTTCCATTCACCCACTGGCTCACGGTGCTTTTAGATGCCCCTGTTCCTGCAACAAGGTCTCTGCTACGTAAGTTAAGCTCCTGCATCCTGCTCACGATGCGATCACTAATTGTTTGATGAATTTGGTGTTTCATATTCGTCCGCTTTTCTGAACTATTAATGTTTGAATTATTGACCAGATAGCATCCGTTGGCTTAAACTCAATTTGTTCGCTTTTACGGATGAGAGGGTTATGAATAAATCTGAGGTTTTAAATTATTACGGTGGAGTCACAGCAACAGCGCGTTCTCTGAACATCGCAAAATCAAGCGTTAGCGGTTGGTCAGACCCCATCCCATGGAAGTTTGCACTGCTTATTTCAGAGATTACAAAAAACGAACTCCAGTTCGTATCCAGTGATTATCCCGAACTGGTGCCGCTATTTGAACCACAGGTAGGGGTGTCAGATCGTGGGTAATGAACCGGAATGGAAAGCTGAACGCCAACCAGCCTGGATGATTAAAGCGATCCGTAAAACAGTCGCCAGTTTAGCTGGTGGATATGCTGAGGCCGCAGAAATTCTGGATGTAACCGAGGACGCAATTTTCAACCGGTTGCGCACTGGTGGCGATCAAATATTTCCGGTTGGCTGGTCATTGCTGTTGCAACACGCAGGTGGCGAACATCACGTCGTGAACGCTGTAGCTAAGGCGTCCGGCGGCATTTTCGTGCCGTTGCCAGATGTTGAACTGGTGGATAACGGTGACATCAATCAACGGCTATTAGAGGCGATTGAACAAATTGGCCGCTATTCAAAACAGGTGAGATTAGCCATTGAGGATGGGGTAGTTGAACCACATGAGCGCGTAGCAGTAGACGAGGAACTACGCAGTGCAATTATCAAATTACAGGAACACGCAACGCTGGTTTACAGGGTTTTTTGCGTGTCTGAAAAGTGAGAACGCCGGGTTGCAGCCCAGCGTTCTCGGCGACTACATCAATTAGTGTGGAGAAATAATCGCGTGAACAATTTAAACAGATCCCCGGATTTTCCGCAATTCCGCTGCCTGCCCATGACAGGCGGGCGCAGCCAGCAGCCATTTTGTTATTCGCTCAATTTACCTGATGGCCATCACGCAGTTAACCACAGTTTCGTGGAGTGGGCTGTGGGCGTCCACCTTCAAAAATTAAGCAAAACAGGGGGCTAAATGCCCCAGCAGACAAACGAAATTATTCAGCCGTGGGTTGCGCGTTATGCCGACCCACGCGGTGTGATTGTTGAAACCATTGGCGTTGATGTAGCGAATAACAGGGTGCTGTTCAGGCGTCCAGGCTATCCGCACGTCTGCGTCCAGCCCCGCAATCTGTGGGGCCAGAAGTTCAGGAGAGTTGGATGAGCGTGAAATTGTCTGCATACGTCTGGGACGGTTGCGCGGCGTCAGGCATGAAAATCACCAGTGTGGCCATCATGGCGCGCCTGGCTGATTTCTCAAGTGATGAGGGGGTTTGCTGGCCGTCGATTGCCACAATCGCCCGGCAGATTGGGGCTGGTCCAAGCACTGTACGCACCTCAATACGCAAGCTGGAGGCTGATGGCTGGCTGAACAGTACGCCACGGCGTAAGGGCAACCGCAACACCTCGAACATGTATCAGTTAAACGTCAGGAAACTGCGCGAAGCCGCTGCTGTTCACCAGCCAGAATCTGATGTGTCAGAATCTGACACATCAAAATCTGACACGTCAAAATCTGATGCACCAAATTTTGATGCGTCAAATTTTCACCCGTCAAAATCCGTCCAGAAAACGGGTTTTCACCCCCCAGAATCTGGCGACGATCCGTCAGTAAGATCAAAACATGATCCATTAGATAAAAACCTCTCTTGTCAGGACGCTTCGCGGCCAGACGACTCGCCTGTGGATAACCCCGATCAATTCCTGGCTCGCTTTCCCAATGCAGTTGTTTACAGCGAGAAGAAACGCCTGTGGGGCAGCCATGAGGACTTGAAGTGCGCGGAATGGATATGGGGGCAGATCACTCAACTCTACGAGAAGGCTGCAGAAGCTGACGGCGAATTGGCAAGGCCCAAAGAGCCGAACTGGGCTGCGTGGGCGAATGACGTGCGGCTGATGTGCTCACAGGACCAGCGCACCCACCGCCAGATTTGCCAGATGTTCAGACGCGTTCAGAGCGATCCGTTCTGGTGCCGGAACATCCTCAGTCCTGCAAAACTCCGCGAAAAATGGGATGAGCTGGTTGTAAGGCTCGGTCCGGTTCAGCGGTCAGTTACAGACATTTCGCCAGTCGATTACGCCATCCCGGAAGGGTTTCGCGGTTATTAAGGGATTTCAAAAATGACTACGCTATCGAAAATTTACGACAACAAATCTAAAACTGAAACGAACATCACTACCCGCAAAACCTACCTGTTGGGCGTTGATGAACTCTATGTCGAGATTGGTTACAACATCCGGGAAATCGATCAGACCCACGTCGAGGAGTTCCGTGATGCCTACATTGCTGGTGAGCAGGTGCCTCCGCTCGCTGTACAGGTAACTGAGCAGGGCATAAAAATCATCGATGGCCACCACCGTTACTACGGGGCCAAACTGGCACAAGAGTCCGGTTATGACATCCGCCTGGAATGCAAAGACTTCATAGGCAGCGAGGCGGACCGTATCGCCTTCATGGTCACGTCCAGCCAGGGGCGCGCACTGGAACCACTTGAGCGAGCAGCTGCATATCAGCGCCTGATTAATCAGGGCTGGGAACAGGCTCAGATTGCCAAAAAAGTTAAGCGCTCGATCACTGACGTTGAAAACCACCTGTCGCTACTGACGTCTGGCGATGAGTTAATCGCACTGGTTAAAAACAAAGAGGTTGCTGCCACTACAGCCGTCGCGCTGGTTCGTGAACATGGTGCGTCAGCAGGCAGGGTGGCAAAAACAGAACTGGAAAAGGTTAAAGCAGCGGGCAAGAAAAAGCTGACCAAAGCCGCCGCCATGACGCAATTCAGTGCCAAACAGTCTCGCCAGCTGGTGCAGATGTTAGCCAAACATTGCCAGGCAGAGCAGGATGAGGAGGGCGCACGCGTTACTCTGACGCTTGAGACTGACCTGCAGGTGGCTGAGTTGATGGATATCATTCAGGCCGCCAGAGAGCATTACGGCGTTACAGCTTCCGCCAGTGAACAACCGGCACCGGCTGAGCCAGAGAACGACGAGGGTGATGACCTGCCGCTGCTGAAACATGAAATCCTGGAGAAGAGCGGCGTAGAGGTCTGGGCCTGTATTCAGGCGGCGTTCAAAATCAAATCCCAATATACCTACGCTCAGTCCAAATATGCGCACACATGGGCGGCAGACTCAGTTGAGCACCCTGAGCACGTAATTGTTCCAGAGGAAACCATCCAGTCAGCCCTGCGATTCATCCAGCAGCACCAGGATGACCAGGCGATAAAGCATTGGTTATCTGAGCAGCATGATGATCCAGAGATAGTGGAAGAGCAGTTGCAGCGGTTTTCCAGCGTTCTGATTGGTTTCCGGCAGGACCAGCCATGCACGGTTCAGGAGTTCATCGAGCTGGTGGAGCAGACTAATCGCGATTGCTGGTCAAATTACCGCATGCTGCGTCAGGCCGTGCGCGTGGTTGCGGGTCAACTGACTATCCCGGACATGGGAGAGTCGCAGTGAAAAATGACTTTTTAGCGGTGCTGGTGATATGCGCTTTAGCCTGGGTGCTGAGTGGATGCCTCAGTTGGCTGGCAATCAGTTGCCCAGCATACAGATACGCATGCGCAATTCTAGTATCGCTGGCCGCTGCGTTGATTGCGACGCACTGCCTACTCAAACGTCTGATTGGGAGGGCGGCATGAGAGCGCTGCTCACTCCCGAGGTTGCACCACTCACAGGGATTGTGCTGTTTAAGCCGGGGCCGGACCTACTAAAACTTTTTAAGGGCCGCGTGGTGATCAGCACGCCCACGATGGATCTGTCAGACAAACCGTCAGGGCTGCTGAATGACAGCACGCAGCCACTACTGGATGAACCCTCACTGGCGGCGTTCTTCAGCCATGAGCGCGTTATTGCGGCTGCTGGTGGGCAAAATGTGCTGGCGTCATATGTTCAGTCACTCGGTTACTGCCAGTGGAAACAACTGGGAACCTGGCACTATCACGAATTCACAATGGCAGAGACTGAGAGTGGCCCGGTATCGATATGCTGTAGCCACGATACTGAGTTCATGAAAAACGGCATGCCGGGCCGTATGGATGCCATTGCGAAACGGAACACTGCACTGTGGATCATCGGAGTCGCCTGCAGCCAGATGGCCCTACATGGCGATCATCTACTCACACTGCCAGAACTGTGCTGGTGGGCGTCACTGAATGACGTTGTTGATCTGATTCCAGAGGCACCGGCACGGCGCGTTCTGCGTATGCCTAAAGACACCATCCCGCAGGGTGAGCTGAAAGAGTCGCTGATCGCACCAGTGAGGCAGGCTACCGAAATCATTCAGGAGGCCGCGCAGGAGGTGAGGAGAGTTATCACCCTGCAAGCCGATCCTGAATCACCAGAGTCATTCATGCTGCGGCCAAAGCGCCGCCGCTGGGAGAGCACCAAATACACGCGATGGGTGAAGTCACAGCCGTGCGCGTGCTGCAATCAGCAGGCAGACGACCCGCATCACATCATTGGATATGGACAGGGGGGAATGGGTACGAAATCCCACGACTTATTTGTGATACCGCTTTGCAGAGCGCATCACGATGAGTTGCACCGGGATGTAAGAGCGTTTGAGGAGAAATATGGCAGCCAGATATTGCTGCTGTTTCGGTTCCTTGATTACGCCATAGCAGTTGGCGTTATAGGTTCAGTTAAAAATTAATAGTGTGGAGATTAATATGCGTGACATGTCACAGGTTTTGGATCTATGGGGTGCTTGGGCAGCCAGCGATAATAGTGGAGTTGACTGGCAGCCGATCGCTGCTGGATTCAAAGGGCTTATACCTCATGGTAAGAAACCCAGATTACAGTGTTGCGACGATGAGGGAATTAAGATAGATGGGTGTGTAGCAAAGTTAAGAAAAATTAAACCTGAAGAATATGAATTGATAATAGCTCATTTTGTTATCGGAATATCGCTCAGGATTATCGCCAAAAAGAGAAAGTGCTCAGACGGAACGATTAGAAAAGAACTCCAATCTGCAATGGGGTTTATTAACGGTTGCTTGAGCATGATTTAACTAAGCAGGGCAACTATGCTTGCCCTAACTCCCACTAAGATCCTTTTTTTCTTTAAATAAGTCCTTTATTTTCATTGGTATAAACGTAGATTGTACAAAGGCAAAAAAAGTAAGAAATGATATGCAGTAGCCTAGGTATTTCTTTAGCAGGTCAATAAGAATTTTATCGTGAACTGTATCTTTTGATAAAAGGTAATAAATGAATATTAATGCGAGTGTGAATATGTAAATGAGAAACAATGAATAGTATTTATTAAAGCGCATCTCAAATCTTACGGTTTGATTGACTTTATCATTTTTACTCAATGAGGAATTTAAAATTGAATTTTCACCTGACATTGTTATGACAAGAAGGAGAAAGCCGGAAAGTATTGAGAATACGTTTGCAACTAAATTTAATGCATCAGTATTGTTAGCAAGGGTGGGTGTTAAATAAAAAGAAAATAAAAAGGAGGCGATAACATTTAAAGCTGTCAGAAACAGGCCTTTGAAGTTAATGTTTTTCATGATATCGCCACCTTCGTTTACTTAAGCTCTTTATCAACGAAATCGTTAAGAATTTCCTCTGCGTATTTTGCTGATATAGATTTGGAGCCGTATGGTACAGTATAATAGGTTTTTGTCAATCTCAAGTCGTCGCCAGTGATTTTCTCACCTTTTTTGGTTTCAATCCAGAAATCAGAGTCAAGCTCATCTACCCAAGGCTGAGGGTCTTTCTCTATCGATTTAGCTAAAGCCGAGTTACCTCGAGCATCAATCGTTAAATGACCTGAAATACCTTCTTGCTTAAGTGCTGGCTCATTTTTCATGAATGAGTCTAAAAAGGACGGCTTATGCACAAAGTCACTTTCACTTACTTCAAAATTCACATGGACAGCTCTGAATCCGTCGGTCTTAATTCTGGCTACAACGTTTTGTTTTAGAATGACTTTAGGTTTAATAAGAATCCCAAAGTTTTCAAAAATTTTTGCAGTTTTAACTTCAGGCCAGTTCGTGGATATCAAAAGCAGGCAAGCAATCTTGTTACCCTTAACCATATAGAATGCATGCAGATTGTCATGATTTTCAACATCAAGCAGGTCTTTCTGCCCACTAACGGTCGGGGATACAGCAACTTGTTCCTTGGGGTTATATAATGAGAAGTGCAAAAAATGCTTGCTGTTTTTTGTAGAAAACGACTTAAGTTTTAAGTGCTTAGTGGTCGACATCTTTACGATTTTATTGACCTTGAATTTCTTTTCACTCTTGATTTGGTCAAATAAAATGTGAGTGTTGTCATCATTAACTTCAAATGCCCGAACCATTGTCTTTTTGGTAAGGTTGTCCTGTTTTTTCTCTGAAAAATTCATGAGATTCCCTTATGCATTTCACTGTGTTTCCGGATTCTATATAAATATTAACGCGTACGCAAAAGTTTATGTATTGTGCTAAGGATGGTTGTTTCGCAACGCTGCTTATCCGCGTTAGACCCGTTAAAAGAAGGGGGCTTAAACCATCTTTGCAATCTTTAAAAGCGAGCCATTATCATTTCAGACTATGCTCACTTTAGGATAAACCCTTATTTTATCGGTAATTTCACGGTGTCCAGTCATTGGGCATGAGCTGCTTTGGCAAAGGGGTTCTTAAATCCTAAGGGACAGCCAAATTGACTTAAGTCAAATTTTCTCTGGCTTTAATACTGAGCGACTTTTGAGTGAAAAATAAAATAACGATGCCCGGCATTGAATTATTCAATGCCGATTGTCTGCGCGTGCTCAAAACCATGCCAGACGATTCAGTTGACCTGATTGTTACCGATCCGCCGTATTTCAAAGTAAAGCCGCACGGTTGGGACAATCAGTGGAGAGGGGATGAAGACTATTTGAGGTGGCTGGATTGCTGCCTGGCGGAGTTCTGGCGGGTGTTAAAACCGAACGGCAGTCTTTATCTATTCTCGGGGTATCGACTGGCATCTGATGTTGAAATCATGATGCGAGAGCGTTTCAATATCCTAAACCACATCATCTGGGCTAAGCCTGAAGGGCGCTGGAAGGGCTGCAACAAAGAAAGCCTGAGATCATACTTCCCCTCAACTGAACGCATACTGTTTGCAGAGCATTATCAGGGACCGTACAAACCAGATGCATATGCTCAGAAATGCGATGAGTTGAAACGGCAGGTGCTGACACCTCTGATTGATTATTTCCGCAATGCCCGGACAGAGCTGAGTGTAACCGCTGCCCAGATTGTTGAAGCGACAGGCAAGAAGAACATGGTATCGCACTGGTTCGGCGGCAGTCAGTGGCAGCTGCCCAGCGAGGCTGATTACCTGAAGCTGCAGGCGCTGTTTACTGAGATAGCCATTTCGCGCCATCAATCGGGAACATTAGCAACACCGCACCACCAGCTGGTGGACACGTATCACTCACTGAACCGCAAATATCTGGAGCTGCAGGAGGAGTACAAATCTCTTCGCAGATATTTCGGCGTTTCAGTCGCGGTTCCCTATACAGACGTGTGGACACATAGGCCGGTTCAGTTTTACCCCGGCAAACACCCCTGCGAAAAACCTGCCGATATGCTGGAGCAGATTATCAACGCCAGCAGCAGGCCGGGTGATGTAGTTGCTGACTTCTTCATGGGGTCAGGTTCAACGATAAAGGCGGCCTTAAAGCTCGGTCGCTCTGCAATTGGTGTAGAGCTGGAAGAGGAACGTTTCCGGCAGACGGTTAGCGAACTGAATCAGCTAATCGAGTAAATCAGAATTTATTAATAATTAAGAGGGACCGCTAATGGCTGAGCCATTAAGCACCGGCGCTACGGCAACCGTAGCTGGCTGGGGCATTGTCACGTCTGCGCTGGTGGGTTTTATCACCTCTGTAGATTACTCAATCGCGTTTGGAGCGTTTGCCGGGTCGATGTGTTTTATCGTTACCGCCAGCGACCTGACGCGACGACAAATATTTGGTTATTTCCTATTTGGCTATGCAGCTGGTGTATTTGGCGCCGGATTTGTAGCAGACAAAGTTGAGAACTATTTCGATTATCGGGAAAAACCACTTGATGCCTTGGCTGCTGTCGTTATTTCCGCTGCCGCGGTGCAAGGCTATTTCTGGCTGAAAAATGGTGGCGTTTCAAAGCTGCCATTCGTTAAAAAATGGCTGGGGGAGAAATCATGATTAGTAGCGATTTCCTGACAGTGATTGATGTCGCCATTAGCACGGCTATTGCGTTGCGGCTGATGGCGTTCAGCAAAACAGGGCGAACACATAAACGCAGTATTTCCTGGATAGCTGCGGGTCTGATTCTGTTTTATGGCAATTTCGCATTGCTATGGCTGTTCGGGCAATACCACGCCAGCGGCTGGCCGGTAGTTGTAGCGAACGCGCTGATTTGCGCGGCTGTATTTGCAGCGCGAGGTAATGTCGCACGCATTGTTTCATACCCACCACGGAGTAAAGGTGATGAGTAGAATCATTGAAATCCTAAATTTTGAAGAGGGCTACCGTGAGGCTCCCTATTGGGACACCCGCAATTTTCCAACAGTTGCCGGTGGCATCAGGATTGGCCCTCAGAACGCGCCGCTCAATCAATATCAGTTTACCGTCCCGCGCCGTGCTGGTGATGTGTGGAAACAATGCCTGGTAGATGCCAAAACTGCCTCAATGAATCGGCAGCCCGCAATTGTGGCCGCGCTGGCGCAATGCAACGATGCACGTCGCGACATTCTCTACAGCATGGCCTATCAGATGGGGGTATCGGTGACGCGTAGCATCGAGCGCCTGCCGTCCTCATTCAGCCTGGGATTACTGGATTATTTTCCTGAGACAAATAGCCGCCGTCGCGTGCGTCCCGGCGAAATTTGTCGCGTGCTGCTGGGTAATGACTGCGCCCTGACGGGGTATGTAGACAAATGGACGCCGGTTCTCTCTCCGGGGCGGCACGAGGTCAGGGCAACCGGGCGCAGCCGGTGTCAGGATTTGGTGGACTGCAGCGCAGAATGGCCGTCTAACGTCATCAGCAATTCAGACGCGCTGGGCATTGCACAGCGGCTGGCAGCGCCCTACGGCATTTCGGTTACGACAGATGCCGCCAGTTTACGCGCGGTCCCTCAATTCACGTTGAACTGGGGGGAGTCGCCGCAGGAAATCATCGACCGCGTTACTCGCTGGTCTGGGCTGCTCTATTACGACCTGCCGGATGGCGGGCTGTTTCTGACGCGCGTCGGAAACAGGCGCGCAGCCAGTGGGCTGGAGGAGGGGGTTAACGTCGAGCATGCCTGGTATGAGGAATCGATGGATGAGCGATTTTCAGATTACACCGGTGTATCAATGAATTTTAGTCCCATTGGCGAGGCGGGCGGGGCAGGTTACGACGCAGTTACGCTCGCGGCCGCGCGTGATCCGGATGCTGCATCGATGCGTTATCGAAAACGCATCGTGCTGGTGGAAAGCACGCTGGTGTGCCGGGACATGGCGACCGACTGCATTAACTGGGAAATGAACCGGCGCTATGGACGCTCACGCGCGTTACGGGTGGTTACTGACAGCTGGCGTGACAGCGCCGGTCAGTTATGGGAGCCAAATACATTGATCCCGGTTTCGCTTCCAACGCTCGATGTTAAGCCGCAGGACCTGCTGCTCGCAGAGGTCACCTACACCCGCGATGAGGATGGGACCCACGCTGAGATGCTGCTCATGCCACCTGCCGCTTTTGCTATCCAGCCATACGCATTTTACTCGAGCATTATGGAGCTGACATGACGGACGTATTTACGCGCCTGTATCGGCGCATTGCCATGCTGGTGGGCATTGGACGCACTACCGGCGTTACTGATGACAGTGGAACGACCCAAAAAATGCAATATAAAACCCCGTTTGATGTTCGTGGCAATACGCTGCGCATGACTGAATTCGGGTTTTCATCTGGCCTGCCAGCTGGTAGCGACGTGCTGATCCTCAGCCTCGGCGGCGACAGGTCCAGCCAGGTCATTATCGCGACCAATCACGGCTCATCCCGTTACGCAAACCTGAATCCCGGTGAAACCGTGATCTATGACGCCTACGGAAAGTCGGTGCTGCTTGGTAAAGAGAATATGACTGTGAAATGTGCCGGACAGGACATCGAGGTTCTGGAGGCGCGCAACGCAACCATCACTGCCAGCGTTAAAGTTCGGCTTGAGACGCCGCTGACGGAGTGTACCGGTGATGTTGTCGATCACTGTGATTCAAATGACGTCAGTCTGAAGGCGTTGCGTGACGCCTACAACCTCCATGGCCATGAGGTGAAAAATGTTGAATCGGGTAACAGCACAAAAATCAGTGAAAAAACCAACAGGGAGGTCTGATGGCTGATATCAGAACCGTATGGTTTGCTGACTCGGGGTTTGCTGGCTGGCAGTTGTCAGGCGGCGATCTGGACAACGGAAATGATCTGGAGTCTGCCGTTCTTATCAGTCTGTTTAGTGATCGGCGGGCCGACACTGACGACGCGACGGACGACAACGACCGCAGAGGCTGGTGGGGGGATGGCGATGAGGAACTGCTGGGTTCGCGGCTGTGGTTGCTAAACCGCAGCCCGTTATCAGTGACAATAGCGAGGCGGGCCGAGGTTTATGCACAGGAGGCGCTGGCCTGGCTTGTTAATGATGGCGTCATGTCATCAGTCAGCGCAGCAGGCACCATAGTCTGGCCTGACCGGCTTTACCTCACAGTGACACTGAACCGCCCGGACGGTAGCTCACATCAATATAAATTCAACTGGTTGTGGAGAGATAATAATGCCTTATCAGCGACCTATACTCAGTGAGCTGCGTAGCCGTAACCGACAATTCATTATCTCGGAGCTGGAAAATCCCTCAGAGCTACTGAGATTTTCCAATCTGCGGATTATTGCAGATATGGACGCCGGTATGAGCCATCTGCATTTTGCCTATCTGGACTGGATAGCGCGTCAGAGCAACCCATTCACCGCAGAAGACGAGTGGCTTGCTGCGTGGGGGGCACTAAAAAACGTCTACAGGAAAGACGCGACAGCGGCGACAGGACCCGAGGTGATGTTCTCCGGTGTGCCAGGGCGCACTATCGCAGCCGGAACCGTTCTGAACCGGACCGGTGGCGTGCAATATACGCTGGATGCTGCGGTTACAATATCAGTTGCTGGAAGTGGCAGCGGCAGCATTACGGCTGTTCTGCCGCTAACTGGCAGCGCACTCACTCCGGCAGATGGCAACGCGCAGGAAGGCACCCTGCTGGCAATCGATGGTGCCGTCGAGGGCGTAGTCAGCACTGTTACAGCGGTGCAGTCTATTACAGGCGGCGCTGATATGGAATCACAGGAGGCCTTCCGCAGCCGCGTTCTTCAGGCGTATCAGTCATCCGCCGAAGGCGGCAGCGAGGATGACTATAAACGCTGGGCGCTGGAGGTGTCCGGCGTTACCCGATCATGGGTAGCGCCACGCTTATTGGGGGCGGGCAGCGTTGGGCTTTACTTCATGTGCGACGGGACAGACCGGACGAACCACGGTTTTCCGGTTGGTGTCGACGGTGTAGCAACCAATGAAAAATATCATTACGGCAAGGCGCAGGGCGATCAATTGCGCGTGGCAAATCATATTTTCTCAAAACGCCCGGCCACCACACTGGTCTGGTCATGCTCACCCATAATGCGAACAATTGATTTTGATGTTGGCGGCATTCCTGATGCCGATACTGACGTTGTAACAGCCATCCAGAACGCAGTGGATGAGGTGTTTTTTGATAACGGCGAGCCTGGCGGAAAAATATATTTATCCGATCTGAATCTGGCCATCGGTGCTATCAGTGGCACACGTGGCTTTGTTCTGAATGAACCTTCCGGCGTTTTCATTCAGATGGGGGCAGGGGAACTACCGGTTCGCGGTGAGATTACATTCAGCCGGGGTGCATCGTGAGCCGCTACAGCACTGACGATTATGCCCGCGCTCTGGGTCTGTTATTACCCCAGGGTAAAGCCTGGAAACACCCCCCTGGCTCAGTACAGGCGCGCGTATTGAAGGGGCTGGCAAAATCATATCAGGCCAGTGACACGGCGGCGCTTTTGCTTCTTAGAAATGCATTCCCGGCCACGGCAGGTTCACTGCTGACAGACTGGGAACAGGCGCTGGGTTTGCCAGACGATTGCGCCATCGGTGAGATGGGCACAATAGCCCGACGACGCCTTGCTGTAGTGACAAAACTCACTGGTTCGGGTGGTCTGTCAATTGATGCGCTCATACAGGCGGTCGCAACGTCAGGGTATGTCATCACGGTCACTGAGTACCGGCGCGCGCGCTGTGGCCTGTCTGCGTGCGGCGACCCTCTCAATGGGGATGACTGGCCTCTGGTTCTGCAGGTTAATGTGCCTGAAACAACAATATTGCGCGCACGCTGTGGTCAGGCACACTGTAGTGACCCACTCAGGACCTGGGGCAACAAGACCCTCGAATGCATTCTTAAACGTTTAGTCGCGCCTGATCTCATTCTTCGCATTAACTACATACCCGCCTGATAAAACTTTTTCTGAATTTTATATTCACTTAACTGTGAGGGACTTTTTATGCAAAAAATTGGTGATATCACCGATACAGCCGATGGTAATGGCGAATTTACAGACGGAAACGTTGCGGGGAATGTTCAGCCTACAGAGTTGATGGCCGCATGGTTTAACAGTGTTCAGAGAGAAATAATTGCGGTTCTGGCGGCGGCGGGAATAGCTCCTGATAAAACTAATGATAGGCAATTGTCTGAGGCTATTCAGGCGATTCTTTCAAAGGGAATTTCCGAAAGCGGTTATTTGATTTCTCAGAATAACCTGAGCGATCTGAAGGACGCGTCCGAGGCGCTTGGTCACCTTGGACTGGATAGTGTAGGTAACTGGCAATCAGTGCAGGCTAATGGCGGTAAACATTCGTCTGGCAATCATCACTATTACATGGATTGGGGAACTGATGGAAAATTGCATATAACCGTTGATGCAACGGACGTCGGCGAGCTATTCACTACACAAAACCCGCCTACCGCCGCGCAGACCGGCGCTTATCCCAAAACGGGTGGGAATCTGGATGAGGATGCCAGCATTTCTGTTATTTCCAATTCGAAAAACCCCGCGACAGGCACCGTAATTTATTCGCCTATGTACCGTGTCGTCCTAAAAGATCGCGGGGGTGATCAAGACTTTAAAGACGGCGCTAGCGGGTTTATGCGGCTCGTCGAAGAGGTCGGAACACGGGCCTATTTGCAACTCCAGTGGGACGGGTTCGGCACCGTACATGAATTCAGGTTCGATCAGAACGGAAACTCACAGGTTTATGGAAAGGCGTACACCGGCAGCGGAGCGAGCTTTCTGGCTGAAGACGGTAATGTATACGGTGGAGCATGGGGCGGATACGCGACTAGCTGGGTTTTACAACAGATTAATGCACTTAATGTCGCAATAAACAACCAGCTAAACAGCATGAATGCTGACCGAAATAACTGCGTCAGAGCGACAGCTCGCGGCGGACGGCAGCATAAAGTTGGCGGTGACTGGATTGCAGATTGGGAGGCTCCGGCAGGGTGTTTTATGACGGGTATGAACACTAATGAAGGTGGAGACGGACGAAAAGCGGGCCTTTACTATCGTGCATTATATTACTACACCAATGCTAGCGGATGGGTTCAGGCAGGAGACATTGCATAATGAATGAGTTCAAAAACGTCAAAAATTATAAAACTGTGCCGCTGGATGATAACGGTGTTTATATGGCCGCGTATTTCTGTGATGAACTGGGGCGCGACTGGTATGAGACCCGCAAGGGCTGGGTGGGAGCAGTAGCAGTAGATCAAAATGGGCTGGTTTGTTCCGTTGCCCGCTCGCCACTGCAAGTTCAATTATTCACTATGGTTGAGGGGCAAACGTTATACGAGGTTGACCCTGATACCATTCCAGCTGATCCGCTGGGGAAATATAATTTTTTAGAAGGAGAATTTGTTATGGTTTCCAGTTATTGCACGAACGCAACATAACTAAAAAGTAATTTATCAGATCAATCATGTACTTGTTTTGGTTCATTGAGCTTGAACTTTTCGGCTAGCCTGTGAAGGGCAACTATTGACATGAATTCTTGACTTTCCCTAAAAAAATCCGCCCAGTTGTTGCTAAGGAATATTGCAATAACTTCCATCTCTTCTTCATTGAGATTCATTTTAAACCTCTGGATTACCTTTATTTAACAATACGAATCGATGTGCTTTGAAACATACCATACCATATGTAAACCCTGACTAAATCAATTTCCTTATATTTAAAATCTGACTATTTTTCAGGTGCTTAATTAAATCGATCTGTTTAACCGATCAATCTTTCATTATTGATCGGCACAACCAGTTGGAGCCATTGTAAAACTGCATATATTTTGGTCGCAGATACAGGGAGTTTGATTAATGAATAGTAGAGTTGCATGGGGATTAGTAATAACGGGATGTGTGATAGCCTGGATAATAACTATTCTTGTAATAATAAAATTTTATAAACTGTTTTGGTTTTACTTTTGATCTGCCAACACCAGCCCGGTTAATGCCGGGTTTTTTGTGTTTAAAATATTTTTTATGGAATGCGTCTCGCATGCTTAAGCCACGACCCTGAATTTTCAGATTGACAGATTTACTATGACGCCTCACACACATATCAGGAGGCATAATGGAACAGGAATTTGAGGCACAGGCCTATGGCGCAGCATGCATAATAATGGGAGAAGCTGTCTGGCAGCTGGTGGCCAGAGGTGAGCAATTAACTCCTGATGCCGTCGCCAGAACGATTGTGGTGCTCTCAGAGCATCGTTATGACCTAGCGGCCAGCATTGCACTATCTGTATTGCGCAGTCAGTATGTAAAGGTTGAGTAAGAGGAAGCGGAAATTGCAGCTGATGTTATAACTAATAAAGCTACTTATGCTTTATAAGTACAAGTAGCTTTGGATAAAGTATGAAGAGCCAAAATTATTCGAAAGGTAGATCAATTTGTCTGGACGGGTTAATAATATCTTTAACTTTAATGACTTCATATGAAGTTTTGATGCCACCAACTTGCAAGTGTTGGGTAATGCGCAGTTCGACCATTAATATATCGCCTTTTGCAAAATTTACGCTTTGTGCATCAATTGCATGAATAAAATCTTGGTCGCTAACAGTGGCATGAAACGTACTTGAACCATCATTAAAGCGCCATTTATGACCCTCGTCAAAAGAGATGTCGATCAACTGAAGGGCTTTAACTGAAATGGATTCGGATATTTTTTTATCGTCGGGCCTGTCAACCTTGAATAAAACTGATTGTTTGCGGTTTATGCTAACAAAGGATTTCCCTTCGTCGATTGTTACAGCAAAGCTGTCAATGCCATCTTTTTCTAAAGGCTTTGAAATCAGATCCTCAAGAGATTGCCTTAATTTATAGTTCTTATAAAGCTCGACAACCTGCTCTTCGAAAACTTGCTCTTCATCGTCAATGAAAACTTTAACATTACCGTCTGGAAGAGGGTGTATGGACTTTAATTTTCGTCCATCCATCCACGTTATTAACTGAATAAGGCCATTTTTAACTTTCCCACCCAATAAGAAGCCAAATCCAACAAGAGAAATTATATTACATGCTGCTGAAGCTGTACTGCCCGAAAACATTCCTATGAGGTTTTGAGCTATAGAAGATGAAGAGGCGATGAGATCAACACCAAAAGACCCAGCTTTGAACGAGGCATTCACTTTCACTGAGACAATAGTCCCTTTACCATAAATGGTTTTGTTAGCTTCCTCAAAAACCTCCGACAAAGCCAGCAGAGCGGGGGCTAGGTCTCGAACTTCCATTTCATGATTATCGAGAGCGGGGCCGTCATAAATTATTCTGAACTTCATATCGTCACTATCCATCAATGCTAATCCCTTGCATTATAATAAGCCTGTTTGCATATACAGTAAAATCAATCCATGATTTAAATCAAATCTAAACTAAAAAATATCTCATACTGATCTAAATCATAATAAGTTACTGTAAAGTAATGATTTTATACCAATAAGATTTCAATGATTTGCCTTTTTGCTAGCAGCATGGCTAATCATAACTTGATTAGCCATAACTGTAGAGCTGTGCATTTATCAGGGGTCCATTTTCAGAACGATTCCCTCACATCTTAGTGTTTAACCCTCATAGATGTATTTGTTGAAGAAACGACCATGAAGAACATTATTTCGACGCCTGTTTGAGTTTAGTTGCTAATGGTAGTTTTCCTCAACAAAAAAACATATATATATCAATAGGTTTACAAAAATACAGTGCAGCCTCACTTGATCAAATTTACCGTTCGATATTGCTGTTTATCCATACAGTGTTTATCAGGGGTATTTGTCATGCCGCGTGACTACGAAATCATGATTGCTTTCCGGCAGGCAATAAAACGCGATGCCGCCGGTCGCTACACTATCAGCACAATGGACTTCATCAGAGAACTTGACCGCATGAACTGGCATTACACGCTGCGGGCGGCAAATAAATGGATCGAGATGCATACCACAGCGTTCCGTGACATCTCGACCACTGACAGTGAAGAGCGCCTGTTTCAGGTGTACAACCCGAATGGTGTTGTGTGATGTTTGCCTTGGTCGATGTTAATTCGTTCTATGCAAGTTGCGAAACAGTATTCAGGCCCGATCTGCGGGGAAAGCCGGTCGTCGTACTGAGCAACAATGACGGATGCGTCATTGCCCGTTCAGCAGAGGCTAAAACGCTTGGGATCCCCATGGGGGCGCCGTATTTCAAGTTGAAGAACGAGTTTCGCCGGCACCGGGTTCAGGTTTTCAGCAGTAACTATGCGCTTTATGCCGATATGAGTAACCGGGTAATGACGACGCTGGAGCAGATGGCACCCAGTGTTGAGGTCTATTCGATTGATGAGGCGTTTCTGGAGCTGAGCGGTGTCCGCAATTGCATGATTCTTGAAAACTTCGGCAGGGAGGTGCGAGAAACGGTTAAACGTAATACGCATCTGACCGTTGGCGTAGGAATTGCGCAGACCAAGACGCTCGCCAAACTCGCTAACCATGCTGCAAAAAAATGGAAGCAGACAGGCGGCGTCGTTGATCTGTCGAATGTTGAACGTCAGCGCAAGCTCATGGCGCTGGTGCCTGTTGAGGATGTCTGGGGTGTCGGCCGTCGCATAAGCAAGAAGTTGAATGCGATAGGGATCCTGACTGCCAAAGACCTGTCAGAGCAAAGCACCTACACCATACGCAAACACTTTAATGTCGTGCTGGAAAGAACCGTGAGAGAGTTACGCGGTGAGCCATGCCTGCAGCTGGAAGAGTTCGCGCCCACCAAACAGCAGATCGTCTGCTCCCGCTCATTCGGTTCCAGAATTACGCAGTACGACGACATGCGCGAAGCTATTTGCACTTTCGCAGCGCGAGCCGCAGGTAAATTACGCGGAGAACGTCAGTATTGCACTCAGATAGCTGTATTCGTCAGGACCAGTCCGCACGCGGCGGATGAAGTCTTTTACGGCAACCAGTCTACCGGCAAGCTGTTGACCCCGTCGAACGACACGCGCGATATCATCCGGGTAGCCAATGAGGCGCTTGATCGCATCTGGGTTAATGGACACCGTTATATGAAGGCAGGAGTAATGCTGGGTGACTTCTACAGTCAAGGTGTATCGCAGCTGAACCTGTTTGATGAGAACAAACCACAAGCTAATAGTGAGGCGCTGATGCGAATATTAGATGGGCTAAATCAGAGCGGGAAAGCCAATTTGTTTTTTGCGGGGCAGGGCATACAGAAATCTTGGTCGATGAAGCGCGAAATGCTGTCACCGGCATACACTACTCGATATTCGGAGCTTCCAATCGCGAGGTAATGCATGTTATAAATTGTAAAAAATAGTTAAGGAGGAGTTATGGTCAAACAATCAAATTTATACCCATTAGTAAGAACCAGAATGAATGGGGATATTGAAATTAGGGAAATACAGCATGCAGATGGTAGAACTGAAAATATTTTTAGGAAAAATGGAAGTATTTTGCCAAAAATACCACTCAGTGGACACATTATTGACCAGCTAAGGGCTATGTATTTAATCGATAAAGACTTAAGAAACGTAATCCATTGGGTTGAGATTATAAGAAAGACTGCAAGCGCTATGGAAATTTCAGATGATTTTATGAAGCCTGATATAGAAAAAAACAGCATCATGAAATCTCTGTTAGTGTCATTAGTTACATTCTACGGCAAGTGCTTTACAGAAGCCCGTGATAGACGGTTTAGCCTCAACAAAAGCAACATCCCTGAGGTATTTAAGGGGGTTCATGAAAAAATAATTAATTTACGCCATAATTTTGCTGCTCATAAAGGTGAATTTGAAATGGATGAGTGCAAATTTTCTTTGGTTATTGTTCCAGGAAAGCAGATTACAGAGTTTGAGATTTTTTCCTTTTTGACCCAAATTAATCATTATTTGCAAGAGGACGAAATGGATGAGTTAGTAGAATTATGCAATAAATTGAGGGAGCATGTAGGGGATAAAATAAAGAAGTTACTTGAATTAGTTAAAAAAGAAAAGATCTACCCTAAAGGTCCTGAATATTGGTTGAAAAGGAATGGTAAAAACACAAGTATTAATCAGTGAAAATAGCTACTTGAGATATCTATAAAGTATGATGCCGATTGCCTTTTAACATGCCATCAAGTTTTTCTAATTAATTGAATTTCAAAATGTTTTTAGTAAGCTTAAATCGTTTTATTTCATATATGTATTGATGATTACCTAAAAAATATTAGCGGGAAAATAGGCTGAAAAAAATCAATAGTACAAATACTTTAATTTTGATCTGTAGAAGTTTCTAATTAATTTTTTTCTTAAAATTATTTTAAAAATTTAAAGCTGTTTTGAGAGCAAAAAAGCTAAATGCGATGTAAGATACAACAACATCATGAACGTTGATTTTAATTCATAATATGAAACTTGTATGATATGCAACCGTTTGAAATCTAAAGTATAAATTTTTGATCATATATTATGAAAATTAAGAGTATATAGTTGAATAAAATATAAAAAACATGATTTAAAAGTCATGGGAAATTAAGCGAAATATGTTGTCTCCAACATACACTACTCGATATTCGGATCTACCAATAGCGAGATAACCCTGTCGGTGCAGAAGATCGGGGTAACCAGCACCATTCTTTAATTGAATTGTTATTATAATAGAGGATGAATGGAAATTTTTAACATTAACGCCCTCTTACTTTATTGTTAAAATAGGATTGGGTGAAATAAAAAATTATAGCAATTAAAGCTAGAGCTGAAATTAACGGTATTGATATGTATTTATAGGAAGAGAGTAATCCTATAAAACTCAAGCGAAAATAAATAAAGCCAAGGCCGCCCAGATTTACTAATGAGATCCCAAAGCTTCTGATTGAAGATAAAAACCTTACCCAGCCTTTATGCTTAACTATAGTGACTTTATGAATGGTACTTATATTTGATTTATTATCATAAATGATTTCGTTTATCTGTACATCCCCCTTTTTTTTAGTGACCCACTCACTTCTGAAATTTTTCCACAAACCCCAAGGCATTATGAATCTAATCAACCCACCTGCTATCGGGCGGTAGGATTTTAATGCACTATCCGTTATTATAAATGTGAAATCAGAGTCAGAGGCTGAGTTAACGCCGATTTTATTATTCTTTTCAAGTGAGCAAAACATCAGTCCTTCTGTACGAGTTTCAAAATTTTTAGATTTAATTATTTCAGAAGCGTCTTTTGAGGAAGTGCAGTGATAAAGCTTTCTTGGTTTTTTACAATGTAATGAATATAAGTTGTAAAATAATGTGGCTAATGCGAATGCTGTATAACTACTTGAAAAGAGATCAAGTTGAAAATTGGATGATATAATGTTAGCAGCATCAATAAAATAACTTTTCAAAATTTAATATCCTTTTTTTTTAAATTTAAATTTGATTTTATCGTCAATTATAATTAGTAGCCATCATATTCATGGCTGGTAAGATTGGGTTCAACCTTATCCTGATATTTACAAACGTAGTCAGGCCGAGATTAAGTCTAAGTAAATATAACAATTATATTGTTGGTTGCTCTAAGGCTAAACAAGCTAAGCGGCGGCATTATTAAATAGTTATGGTTTTCCAATAAAAGCTATATATGCTTCCATCATTTTTTGCGCTTTAGAGTATGTCCCACCCATCTCCATTAAAGCTTCAAGGGGATGAGCTCCTTTCCGCATAGTTTTACTGATTGCCCATAATAAGTAATCTAAGGTAACGGGAATATCGTCACCCATGGCATTAAAAGCATAGGCGTCATTAATTACTTGATATTGAGGGTGCTTTTCGTTTGAATGTGCAACTGCTGCCCTAAGGCCAGGGGTCCAATTGTCTTTGAAGGGCGTGCTCTGATGAGACTGAAGCCTAGTTAAAGCGTCAACATGCTCCTTCATTTTCTGAAGCTCAGATAATAGAGCATTTTTCTCTTCTTCAGAAACATCAATATGCTTTTCAACTTGACCTAAAGCTTTAAGTAAATCGTTTAAAGAATTATCGTAAAGATTTTCAGAAGTGAAATCACCGTAGCGTTTGCCCATTAGGAATCCCGGCAAATTAACTTTCTCAAGCAACAATGGCAAGAGAATTACACGCTTCTCAGCGATCTCTCTGTTTGAACTTATATCTAGCTCTCTTTGTACCCACTGGCTATTTATTGAATTATTGGATAGCACAACTGCAACATAATCAACTTTATCTAGACCTTCGCGAATTTTACCAATCAATGAATCACCGATGTTAATTTCAGCTTCATCGATCCAAACAACGTGCCCTTGCTCCTGCAAATCTGCAGCTAATCTTCTCACGAAAGGCTTATCATTTGAATTGTGACTGAGGAAAACACTTGCCATCGAAATCCCTTATCTAATTTTAAGTAGGTGATACTTATCATCGGCAGCATGAAAATCAAGATTAGATTCGTTGAAAAATCTTCATAATATCTGCCATTTATGTCACATAAGATATTGATACATAAGCTATTAAATCGTCAATGATATTATGATTTATTTATTTAAGGTATTGATATTTATTGAAAAAAAAACTGATTTAAAATCCCTCGGCTGTAAGGCTGTGCGGGTTCAAGTCCCGCCCCGGGCACCATATCGCTTTACCAATAAAATCAATGATAAGCAGTGTCGTCAAGCCGCCCCTTAGAGGCGGTTTTTTTGTGCCCGGAATCTGGCATGGCTGGCACCTCACATCCTTATGCTTTTCAACTGGCATCACGTCTCAGTGCTGAATAACCGTTCATTATCCGTGTCACTGCTTTGCCAATTCAAACCTGATTACATCTGATTTCATTCATTTTTGCGGCCTGAGTCGAATTTCATAACCTGTTGAAACAGGTTGGTTTATCGTAAAGTGGTGGGTATTATTTGCCGTTGCAGAGACGTTAACGTCAATGACCAGACCTTTCAAACATGACTCACCCCTTTCGGCTTTACCGCCGGTTATTGGTATTGTCGCCAGCCAGTTGCTCAATCCGTATCAACAGAAAATGCTGGACGAGGTAACGCGGCAACTTAATGTTCGCGGTGCTATCACCGTGCT